TAGTACTAAAGCGCGCGCCGAATTTAGTCTATTTTACACAGACTGCTACAATACCTTCTATCACATTAACAGAAGCTGTTCAGCCAACACCGTTCACAATGATCCCACTGCCCGGCGATAAGATAATGTATGAACCACTTACTCTATCGTTTAGAGTAGATGAAGACATGGGCAATTATCTTGAAATCCATAATTGGATAGTTGGTCTAGGGCGGCCTGATAATTTTGAAGGATACAAAACTCTTTCTGAAGATGAAGACATTTTTTCAGACGGCTCATTGATTATTCTGACCAGTAACAACAATGCTAGCCTCGCTATTACATTCGAAGATATGTTTCCAACCAACTTATCTCCGCTTACTTTCGATGTACAACAACAAGACGTCGAATACTTAGAGGCTCAAGTAACTTTTAGATATCGACGCTTTACTATTGATCGAATTATTTAGTTGACATTTGATCAATACTTTGGTAGAATAAAGTATTGACTTGTGAACATGGAGTGACCGTTGAAGTTAGAAGAAGTACACGCGCTGTGGAAAGAAGATTGCCGCATCGATGATACAGAACTCGGTATGGCGTCTTTACATGTAGCTGATCTGCATGGTAAGTATCTTCGTATACTTTCTGATGAACGAATTAAGAACAAAGCTCTAAAACTTCAACAGAAGCAGCTTAAACAAAAACTTGAAGACTACTACCGCGGTGATTTGAATAATCCCGTGGCTCTAGAACAAATTGGAAGAGAGCCCTGGCCGAAAACAATTCTTCGGTCAGATTTGTCTGGCTACGTCGATGGCGATAGCGAGATGGTACGTATGACTGCTAAAGTTGACTACCAAGATGAGGTTGTGAGGGTTCTCGAAGAGATCGTATCTGCGATCAACAAAAGGAGCTTCCTCATTAAAAATGCAATCGATTGGCTTAAATTCACAAACGGACAATAGAGAAACTATTGTAGTACGTAAGATTAGTGACGCTTGGATCGGTATTCAAGCTCCACAATCAGTTTGTTACGAACTAAGAGAGTACTTCTCATTTCGCGTTAATGGCTGCGAATTCATGCCAAAGTACCAAGATGGTACATGGGATGGATATATTCGAGTATTTGACGGCTGGCGCAAACGTATGCCAGCTGGGCATGTATGGTCACTTGCTGATTTCGGAGAGAAATTTGGATATGATGTAGAGTTTCATGATGGATTAACAATTCAAGATGAGCTATCAGTCCATGAAGCTGAAAATTTCTGCAACAGTTTAAAGCTTCCATTTAAACCGCACGACCATCAACTACACGCGTTCATAAGCTTAGTACAAGACCGAAGAGGATTATTGCTTTCCCCGACGTCAAGTGGCAAGTCTATGATAGCGTATCTTCTATGCCATTGGTATGCTAATAAGAAAATTCTCATAATCGTTCCAACAAAGAACTTAGTTAGCCAGATGAAGACTGACTTTATTGATTATGGAGCTGATAGTGATAGCATATATAGGAGGAAGGTCGACAAAAACGATAAAGCTCGAATTACTGTCACAACTTGGCAAGGAATTCAGAGGTTAACAAATAAGTTTTATGAAGACTATGACGTGATTATCGGCGACGAAGCTCATGGGTTTAAAGCCAAGTCTTTGTCAAAAATCATGGAGAACGCTGAGAATGTAGAATATCGTTTCGGGATGACCGGAACGTTAGACGGCGAAGAGGTTAATGAGATGATTCTTGTTGGCCACTTTGGTCGAGTCAGACAAATGATTACGACTAAAGAGATGATTGACCGAGGGCTTGCATCTAAGTTCAAAGTTGATGCTCTTATTCTTCGCCACTCAGAAGAAGAACGGCGTAAGATGTTTGGTTCTAAGTACCAGGATGAAGTGAAATACATCTTAGAACACGAAGGGCGAAATCGGTTCGTAAAGAATCTAGCTCTTTCGCTCGAAGGAAATGTCCTTGTCATGTTCAATAGAATAGAACACGGCGAAGCTCTTTATGAGAGCATGAAGGGACAGGGGAAAGATGTTTATTTGGTCCATGGAGGAGTCGACGCAGAAGATCGAGAAGCCATTCGCGGTTTTATGGAAAAAAATAGCAACTGTATCACTGTGGCTAGCGCTGGTACTTTCTCTACCGGCGCTAATGTACGCAACCTTCATCATATTATTGGTTGCGGTCTTGGCAAGTCTCGTATACGCGTTTACCAGACTATTGGGCGCTCTTTACGTTTGGCTAAAGAGAAGTCTTTAGCAAAGATGTATGACATAGCCGATGATATAAGATGGAAGTCACATACTAATTACACGCTGATCCATTTCGGCGAAAGACTTAAGATGTACATGGAAGAAGAGTTCGAATACAAGATCTACAATATCAATATCTAGGAGTTGACACTTGGCTGAGAAAGTTATATACTTAAAGCTACTTACCGGTGAAGATCTTATTGCATCGGTAGAGATATTTGAGGATGAGGTCTTAATAAAGAAGCCTCTCCATTTGGTCTATCAGGGCGACCATATTAAGTACATGTCCTGGATTCCGCTGTATGATGATAAGACAGACAATTTCTCGATTCGCAAGGATCATGTTGTCTTAAGTAAGACTCCACCCGCTCATATCCTAAAGCATTACAACTCTATTTGGGATAAAGAAGAGCATAGCGAGCCGGGGCCTTATGCGCATGCTCATGCGTCTAACACTAACAGTCATACGGTACATTAATGGTAGAAAAAAAGACAAGAAAGAAGCGAATCAACTATGTTGATAACGCAGAACTCTTTCAAGCAATGTCAGAATATAAGGCAAAAGTTAACGAAGCAATCGAAAAAGATTTACCGCGGCCACCAGTATCGAGATATATTGGTGAGAGCATTATGAAGATTGCCGTTCATCGTTCGTACAGTCCAAACTTTAGCAAGTATCCTTTTCGCGAGGAAATGATTTCTGATGCTATTGAAAATTGTCTTCAGTACATTGATAATTTTGATCCAAGCAACGACAAGAAAAATCCATTCGGTTACTTCAATCAGATTATTTTCTTTGCTTTCTTACGTAGAATTGAGAAAGAGAAGAAAGAGCTTTACACTAAGCTTAAGCTGATGGAAAACGCTCAGATGATGAACACTACAGCTACTCATGCAGCAGATCATAGTTATGATGTAGCGGGTAGTCATAACGAATGGTCGCAAGAATACGTTAGCGAGTTCATCGACAATTTCGAGAAGACTAAGAGAAAAAAGAAAGAACCGGCAAAGAAAGAATAGTATGAAAGCCGCTGTGATAACGGACACTCACTGGGGAGTCCGTAACGATAGTTTTGCGATGTACGACCATTTTGATGCGTTTTACGAGAACGTATTCTTTCCAGAAATCGACCGTCGCAGTATAAAAACAATCTTCCACTTGGGAGATATTGTTGAACGTCGGAAGTTCATTAACTTTGTAACGCTCAATCGTATGCGTAAAGGAATGATCATTCCAGCTCTTGAACGAGATATCGATATACACTATTCTGTGGGTAATCACGACATTCCATTTCGTCATACTAACGTAGTTAATGCAATGGGGGAGCTGTTTGGCGAGAGTTATTCGAAAATCCACATCTATACTGATCCAACTGAAGTCGACTTCGATGGTGTTAAAGTTCTTTTCGTGCCTTGGATACACAATCAAAACTTTCATCAGTCATTAGAACTGATTACAAGTACTAAAGCTCAGATTCTCATGGGACATCTTGAGCTAAAAGGATTTGAGATGTATCGTGGTTCTCCAAACCATGAAGGTCTTGATGCGTCGTTATTTAAGGACTTCGACATTGTATGTTCTGGTCACTTTCACCATAAGTCGACTAGCGGCAACATTAATTATCTTGGTAGTCCTTATGAGACTACTTGGCATGACTTTGAAGATCCAAGGGGTTTTCATATTTTTGATACTGAAACTCGCGAACTTGAGTTTATAGAGAATCCATACAGACTTTTTGTCAAGTTATTCTATGACGACGAAGGTAAAACTCTTGAAGAAACAATTGATTGGGACTTCAAGGAGTTGAAAGACAAGTATGTCAAAGTCATAGTTCAAAATAAGACTAATCCATATTGGTTCGATATCGCGATGCAGAAGCTGACTGATTCAAATCCTTCAGACTATAAAATTGTTGATGATCATCAAAACTTAGATGATGAAGATGCTGATGATATCATCAGTGAAGCAGAAGATACTCTTACAATACTGCATGCTTACGTCGATAAGATCAAGACTGCAGTCAATAAATCTGCTCTTTCAGGTCTCTTTTCTCAACTCTATACAGAAGCTCAGCATATAGAATGATTCTTCTTTTTGAATACGTAAAGTGGAAGAACTTGCTGTCTACTGGTGCGACATGGACTGAAGTCAAACTTAACAAATCAGCTACTACTCTTGTTGTTGGCAAGAATGGTGCAGGTAAGTCGACTATTATTGATGCTTTGACGTTTGTTCTCTTTGGTAAGCCATTTAGAAAGGTCGTAAAAGGCTTGCTTGTTAACAGTGTTAACAATAAAGAGCTCGTTGTTGAAGTCGGCTTCTCTATCGGCAAGACTAAGTACAAAATCATTCGCGGAATGAAACCAAATGTGTTTGAGATATATCAGAACGGTACGCTTCTCGAACAGACTGCGTCAGTGAAAGACTATCAAGATCATTTAGAGCTGAATATTCTCAAGATGAATTTGACTTCATTTACACAGATCGTAGTTCTTGGTTCGCGTATGTTTACACCATTCATGCAATTGTCTACTGGTCAGCGCCGCGAGATCATCGAAGATCTATTAGATATCAAAATCTTCACTGCAATGAATGTGCTGCTTAAAGATAGAATTGCTACAAATCGAACTGATATTAAAGATCTTGAAAGTAAGATCAAAGCAGAGAATGGAAAGATTGGTGTTCACGAGTCGTACGTTCGTGAAATTCAGCAGAATGCTAAGCGCCGTGTAGATAAGATTGAAACAGAAATTTCTGAAAACATAGAACTTGTTGATGATCTTCTTGAAAAGCTTAGAGATGTTGATGCCAAATTGAATTCTGCCGGAGATCCAGAGAAACAAGTTGCTACGATTCAGAAGAAGATCAACGAAGTCCGTAACATCGAATCTACGCTTTCTGACAAACGAAGGCGTCACGTTAAAGAACGAAAGTTCTATGAGGAAAACGACAACTGCCCGACTTGCACACAGACTATCGATATAGATCTCAAATCGAAGAAGCTCAACGAAAAAGATGATTGCATTTCAGAGATAGAAACTGCTGAAACGCAACTCACTGAAAAGATCAGTGAATTGAATTCAGAATTTAGTGCTGCTAATCAGTTGCTTGAAGATTACCGTAGGCTAGCAACTAAATCGACGACTCTGAATTCAGAAATTTCTAAGTATAATCACGTTTTACAGAGATTGCGAAATGAGCTCGGCGAACAAAGCGTTGATACTTCACAGCTTGATAATGCTCTTGAAGAGATCAAACGGATCAAAACTGAAATCAGTTCTCTTGAAGTTGAACTCGAGAAGCTCATCATTGAAAGAGGAGTCCTTGATCTAGCTGCTGATCTACTCAAAGATAAGGGCATCAAAACTCAAATAGTTAAGCAATATATTCCAGTGTTCAATAGATTAGTCAATAAGTATCTATCAGCTATGGATTTCTTCGTCAACTTTGAGCTTGACGAGAATTTCGATGAAGTCATCAAGTCGCGGCACCGTGATGAATTTAGTTATGCTTCGTTCAGCGAAGGAGAAAAGATGCGAATTGACTTATCACTGTTGCTGACTTGGAGAGCAATCGCCAAGATGAAGAACTCAATGGCCACAAATCTATTGATTTTGGACGAGGTCTTTGACGCGTCGTTAGACTCTGATGGCAGCGACGAATTTATGAAGTTGATGAATGAACTTGGCAAAGAGTCTAACGTCTTCGTTATCAGTCATAAAGGCGATATCTTACAGGACAAGTTTAAGTCTGTAATCAAATTTGAAAAGGCGGGAAACTACAGCAGAATGGCTGCTTAAGTACCTTGATCGGATTTATTGATATGATTGATGATTTGACCAGCTCCCATATTACAAGCAAGCTTAGGAACGTTTTCCTGAGCTTCAAAGATCTTGTAATGAGCAATTCTACCGTCTTTGCTAATAACTGTATAGAAGTATGAGTCAGCTTCTGATGCATACGACTCATAGATTTCAACAGCTCTATCAGACTTCATCAAAGATTCAAGAGCTTCTGGCGGGTAACACTCGACTGTTACGCTTCCAGTAGCGTATTGAGCTTGAACTGGAGCAGCTAAAAAAAGAACTGCAGTGAGAGCTGAAAAGAATTTGATCATTATTTATTTATAGGAGAAAAATATGGCCGTTTACAAAATTATTGAAGATGACTATGCTGAACTGAAGAAGCCGACTAAAGCATTCGATTTCGCTGACCCTGTAATCAAACCAACAGAACTGTTCGAAAATCTGAAAGAGACTTTAGTCGCGCACGGCGGTCTTGGATTGAGCGCAAATCAGTGCGGCGTTAATGCTTCAGTCTTTATCATTGGAGACTCAAAGTCTCCTGGAACTATTTTTGCAATGTTTAATCCAAAGATTGTTGATCAGTCAGAAAACTTAGCTAACATCGAAGAGGGTTGTCTTTCGTTCCCAGGTCTCTTTATGAAGATCAAGCGATCTACTGGAGTTAGAGCACGATACGCTGATGAGAGCGGAGAAGTTCACACTAGAGCATTTTCTGGTATGACGGCAAGAGCTATTCTCCATGAGTGTGATCACCTCCAAGGCGAAGTGTTTACTTCTAAGGCGAATAAATTTGAGTTGACACGTGGAAAAACACAAAGAAAAAAAATGCGTAGAGCTATGAAAAAGTAGTTTACATAATGATATCAATGGTTTAGAATGATTAAATAAGGAGAGAGTAATGAGTAAAGACTGGGTAAAAGACATCAATGAGATGCACGCCCATTACAAGTTTCACGAAGCTTTCGACAAAATGGACGAAGATACGTTGTTCGCTTATCTTCAGTTCCGTGTAGATTTTCTTCGTGAAGAGCTTGATGAAATCCAAGAAGCGCTCGATGCTCGTGATGCTGAAGAGATCATCGATGGTCTGATCGATCTTGCTGTTGTCGACATCGGAACTCTTGACTTAATCGCCAACGACGCATATAAAGCGTGGGATGAAGTTCATCTTGCCAATATGCGAAAGCGTGCCGGCGTTAAAGAAAACCGGCCAAACCCTCTTGGACTTCCAGATCTTATGAAGCCAGAAGGTTGGCAAAAACCATCACATGCTGATAACCACGGAAAGTTGACTAAATAATGCAAGGCAAACACTTCATATTTGACTTTGAAACTCTTGGTCAAGACTCAACTAATTGCGCTGTAGTCAATTGCGCTTTCATTACTTTCGACGCTGATCGTTTTCAGTCTAAACCATACGAGTTTGATGAGCTTGTAGACGGTATGGAATTCGTGAAGCTTGACGTTAGATGGCAAGTTGAGAATTTCAAGTATAAAATCGAGCAAAAAGTTTTAGACTGGTGGGATTCTCAAGAACCAGAAGTCAAGAAGCAAATCGTTCCTAACAGTAAGCTTGACGTTTTTACTGAAGAATTTGTTGGACGAGTTATCCAGTATCTGAAAGAAAATCCAGTATCGTATTGGTGGACACGTTCAAATACGTTTGATCCAATCATCATGTTACGTCTTGCAAACGATGCTATGCTTAAAGATGAACTAGAACAGTATCTTAAGTATTTCGCAGTTCGTGATACTAGAACATACATCGATGCTAAGACTGATTTTAGGCTTAAGAACAACGGTTTCATTCCTTTTGGAGATGACGTAGTCTTTAAGAAGCATGATCCTCTTCATGACGTCGCTGCTGATGTTATGAGACTTCAGAAGCTAGTTCGCTTAGGTGAAGGGCTTGAGTAAAGAGACGATTGGAGTAATCGGCGAGATCATCGTTGATCATTTTCTAGAAGAAGCATCTAGAACAGATGATTGGTTTGATCAAGATAAAGATGGAACAATCGGCAATAAGACATATGAAGTCAAGACTTTTCGTCTAAATCATAAGACCCAGGGGTTTTGGGTTGATGAGTCACAATGGAGAAAAGTCGACTCTGTTGATAAGTTGTTCTTTGTTCGAGTACCAGAGTCTAAAACTGAAGCAGCAAAACTTTATCTGTGCGAAAAACATACAGATCCTTTAGTGTATGAAACTATGAAAACTAACAACGGCAACCTAGTGAGGTCATATCATTTAAAGCATTGTAGAGAAATCGCAGTCATTCCAGAAGATGTTTCTAATATTCTTTATGATAAGTCGATTGAGATTTCAAAGTGGAGGAGATTTAACTAGTGGCAATTCAGTTTCATACC